CTCAGATATGCTTAGAACACAACTTATCCTAAAGGGTGTTATTGCCACTGAAGAGTGGGATTCACTTAAAGAACACATTCAGTTTGATTATCTGCAAGATGGTCACTTTACAGAACTGAAGAATACAGAAATTCTAAGAGAAAGATTGGATATGCTTGGACAAATCGAATCTTATGTTGGAACATACTTCTCTAAAGAATATGTTAAAAAGAATATCCTCAGACTCACTGATGAAGAAATTGATGAGATTGATGGACAAATTGAAAATGAAGGTGGTGGTGAAGATGCTGCAGGCGGAGATGACTTCTATGCTCAAAATGACCCCACTAAAGGAGAATAAATATGAGTAATAGTATTAGAGACTTTGTTGACGCAATTGGTAATGGAGAGAATCTGGATGCAGAATCTCATTTCAATAATGCTCTATCTCAAAAGGTTGGGGCTGCACTAGAGACAAAAAGACAAGAAGTTGCAAATAGTTTTGTAACACATCATATACCAAAGGTAGAAGAAGATAGTGAGTAAAACTCTTTCTGAGTTCAAACAGGACTTACCAGAAAAAGATGAGCATAAAATGTCTAAGGAGTATAAGAAGTTATCTCCTAAGATGAAGAAGGCTGTTGACGCTATTTTTAAGGAAATGGAGTCTAAACCTTCAGATTTCCTAAATACTTTTGACAAAACAATTACTTCTGTATCAAAAAAGTTTAATGTTCCGCAAAAACAGATATTAGACTATTTTGAAAAAGAAGTATTAACGGTAATGTAAGGATTAGGACAATGCAAGTAAAAGGAACAGCAACTCAATTAGCATCTGGAACTACTAAATTTACAGATGAAAATGCTGTTTGGGTTTTTAATACTGGTTCTGCACAAACTATCACTGTTCGGAATTCTGCTGATGATGCTGACGTAGGAACTATTTACGTTGGTGCTGGAGCAGGCATTGTTGTTCATACTCTCGCTGGTGAAGGGTTGCGTGGTGCAACTACACTTTATGGAACAGCAATTACGAATTCGGGATATTAACCATGAAACTTATTGCAGAACAAATACAAGAAGTAGAATACATCGTTGAAGAAAAAGACGGTGGAAAAGATATGAAGATTCGTGGAATCTTCATGCAGGCCGACCAGAAGAATAGAAATGGTCGTGTCTATCCAATGAGTGTGCTTGAAAAAGAAGTCGCTCGTTATAATAAAGAATTTGTTGCTGAAGGTCGTGCGTTTGGGGAACTGGGTCATCCAGAAGGCCCAACTGTCAATCTTGACAGAGTATCGCATATGATTACTAAACTTGAAGCTGATGGAAAGAACTTTGTTGGTGAGGCGAAACTGCTCTCTACTCCAATGGGGGAAATTGCGAAAGCACTAATTAAAGATGGTGGTAAACTTGGTGTCTCTTCTAGAGGCATGGGTTCACTAGTATCTAGAGGTGGTGCAAACTATGTTAAAGATGATTTTTATCTTGCCACTGCGGCAGATATTGTTGCAGACCCTTCTGCTCCACAAGCCTTCGTTGAAGGTATTATGGAGGGTAAAGAATGGGTTTGGGATAATGGATTACTTAAAGAAGTAGAAATCCAAAAGATCAAAGACGAAATCAATGAAGGGGTAAGACAAAGAGACAGTAAAGTTTCCGCACTTGCCTTTGCAAAGTTTTTGTCAAAACTTTAATCATTATAAATAAATGATATAACCAAACTAAGGAGAAATCCCAATGTCAGAACTCGACAAGACAATTGAGGAACTAGAAGCGGAAGTTGCTGCAGAGCTTGAAGAAGCAAAGCAACCAACAGATGGTGCCGCTAAAGGTGAATCAATGGATAAGGTGGATGGTGAAGTTCAAGACCTTGGCAAAGCAGTTGTATCCCCAGATGAGAAGAAAGGTGCTGATGCCGCAAAAGCAACAAAACCTGTTAAAGATGCTCAGAATAAGGGTGCAAAAGATGCCGGTGGTGATGACGAACCAACCAAAATTAAAGAACCTCTTGCCGCTAGTGTTGAAGTTGAACACGATGGTGAGGAACTAGACGAAGCTCGTATGACTAAAGAAGCAATGAAAGATGCCATGATTGAAAAAATGACTGGTATGAATGCTAAAGAACTTACTGCTGCATACGGTGCTATGATGAAAGACAGAGAAGAAGAAGAGTCAGTGAAAGTTGACGAATCTACTTTGGATGAACGTCTTGCATCAGTAGATGTTTCAGAAGATGTTTCTGCACTTACTGAAGGTGAAGAACTATCTGAAGAATTTAAGGATAAGGCTGCAACTATTTTCGAGGCTGCGGTTAAATCTAAACTTCGCTCTGAGGTTGAAAGAATTGAGGAATCAAAAACTCAAGAAATCGCCGAGGAAGTCAATAGAATTCGTGATGAATTGACCGAAAAAGTTGATGCATACATGGACTATGTTGTAGAAGAGTGGATGAAAGAGAACGAGATTGCAATTGAGAGAGGTCTCAAAGGCGAGATTGCTGAAGATTTCATCTCTGGTCTAAAGGCGCTATTTGAAGAACATTATATTGATGTTCCAGATGAAAAGTATGATATTCTAGAAGCCCAATCTGAAAAGATTGACCAACTAGAAGAGAAACTCAACGAACAAATTTCTAAAAATGCAGAATTGAATAAATCTGTAGGGGAGTTGGTTCGGGAGTCTGTGTTTGCTGAAGTCTCTGAAGACTTGACAGATACGGAAGTCGAGAAGTTTAAGTCACTTGCAGATGAAGTTGATTTTGTTAATGAAGAAACCTTCAAAGACAAACTAAACTCACTAAAGGAAAGTTATTTCCCTAAGTCTGCTGCGACTGTAACAGAATCAGTTGATACTGATACGACTGGCACTGATACGATTGACACTTCTGATGCTATGGCAGCATACATGAATGCTATCAGTCGGAACGTCAAACGTGCTCGTAGCTAAAAAACTGAAATATTATAAATATTTGAAACAAAATAACTCAATAAGGAGAACCTAACATGTTCAATACAGAGCATCTACAGGAAAAATGGCAGCCAGTGCTAGAACACAATGACCTCCCAGAGATCAAGGATTCGTATCGCAGAGCTGTTACAACTGTAATTCTAGAAAACCAAGAAAAAGCACTTCGTGAGGATGGAAGATTCCTCTCAGAAGCTGCACCAACTAACGCAACAGGTAGTAATGTTGATAATTGGGATCCGATCCTAATTTCACTTGTTCGCCGTGCAATGCCAAACCTAATCGCATATGATGTCGCTGGTGTTCAACCAATGACAGGCCCAACAGGTTTGATTTTCGCAATGCGTTCTCGTTATACATCACAGGCTGGAACTGAGTCTATGTTCAATGAAGCAGACACAGATTTCTCTGGTGCTGGAACACAAGCAGGAACTAACCCTGCCCTGTTGAATGATGCTGCTCCAGGCACATACACTAACGGAACAGGTATGACCACTGCTGCTGCTGAAGCAAAAGGTGATTCTGCTGGTAACTCTTTCGCAGAAATGGCATTCTCAATCGAGAAACAAACCGTTACTGCAAAGTCACGTGCCCTAAAGGCAGAATACACAATGGAACTTGCACAAGACCTCAAGGCAATCCACGGTTTGGATGCTGAGACAGAACTTGCAAACATCCTTTCTGCTGAAATTCTCGCAGAAATCAACAGAGAAGTTGTTAGAACTATCTACACAACTGCTGTTAAGGGTGCTCAGAACGATACTGCAACTGCTGGTATCTTCGACATGGACGTTGATTCAAACGGACGTTGGAGTGTTGAGAAGTTCAAAGGACTTATGTTCCAAGTTGAAAGAGATGCTAACGCAATCGCTCAACAGACTCGTAGAGGTAAGGGTAACATGATTATCTGTTCTTCTGATGTTGCTTCTGCACTTCAGATGGCAGGTGTTCTTGATACATCTCCTGCTCTTAACAACAACCTAAGTGTTGACGATGCTGGTAACACATTTGCTGGTGTTCTTAACGGACGCTACAAAGTGTATATCGACCCGTATTCTGCAAACACTGCTGACAAACAGTATTATGTTGTTGGTTATAAGGGATCTTCCCCTTATGATGCAGGTCTTTTCTACTGCCCATACGTTCCACTACAGATGGTTCGTGCGGTTGGTGAAAACACTTTCCAACCTAAGATCGGATTTAAGACACGTTATGGTCTAACTGCAAATCCTTTCGCACAGGGAACAACTGCTGGACTAGGTGCTTTGACTGCAAACACAAACACTTACTACAGAAGAGTTCAAGTTACAAACATCATGTAACAAAAATAAGAATTGGGTTTACCAATCTTGATGGGGAGAGTCTTCGGGCTCTCCCTTTTTTTATTTGTGGCATTATAAATAGTCTTATAAAAGGAATACTAAAATGGCAGAATTAAAAGCATTAAGTAGATTACCAACAAACTTAGATTATGCTTCAGCATCTCAGTTTAGGTTTTCTATTAATAGATTACCAGAAGTAGAGTATTTTGTCACAAAGGCAAATCTTCCAACAGTTACTTTAAGTGGTGATGCAAGAATTAGCACACCATTTAAGGACATTTTTGTAGCGGGCGATAGTGTTGAATATAGTGACTTAACTTTAGAATTTCTGATAAATGAAACTTATGAGAATTGGGAAGAAATTTATAATTGGATTATTGGAGTAGGATTTCCTAATAGTAGAGAGCAATTTAGTGATATGACAAATTCTAATACAGACACACAGCCTGGTGGTGGTGTCTCTTCTATGTTTAGTGATGGGACACTTACTATTCTGTCAAATAAAAATAACCCTATATTGCAAATTACATACAAAGGAATGTTCCCAACAGAACTTACTGGAGTCGATTTTACTGTTCAAGACACTGATGTGGCAAGTCTTACTGCGTCTGCAACATTTAAGTTTACAGACTTCGAAATTCGTAGGTTATAAATAAGTATGAGCAGATGATAAGGTTGACTTGAACAATCAACTTTGAGTCTCCTCAGTGAGATAATATAGAACAGCAAGTTCTAACCAATCACTGCTCACTTTTATTATTAAGGATGTGAAATATAATGACACTTGATGAATTACAATCACAGGCTGAAAAAGACCTGAAAATGGATGACTTGGAACTCGCAGATGAGTCTCTTCGTTCTGCATCTCTCCATCAAAAATACCTTACTATCTATAATAATTTTCGTCAAATGAAATTGATGAATGAAGGTAATTATAAAGTAAAGTATAGACAGAAATGGGAATACTATGGTGGTAAATCATCACCAGAAGTATATCGTGATAATCCTTTCGATCATAAAATTCTAAAACAAGATTTACCTATCTACTTAGAGTCTGATGAAGAACTCATCAAACTTAAACAGAAGGTGGAATACTATTCTATGTGCGTAGATTCGTGTGAACGAATTCTAAAACAGATACAACAGCGTGGATGGGATATTAAGAATGCAATTGAATGGCGTAAGTTTGTTGACGGTGCTATTTAATGACAAATATCTCAAAAAAGAATGAGGTGTATCTTTATGTAGATACAGAACGAAGCACTGCTCGTGCTTTGGCCGACTTCTTTACATTTGAGGTGCCGGGGGCAAAGTTTATGCCCGCATATCGTAACCGAATTTGGGATGGTAAAATTAGATTATTTTCTCCAGCAACTGGAGAACTATATGCTGGACTGTTACCCTATCTAATAAAATACTTAGATGACTATGGTGACAATTATGAAATTAGTGAGGAACTAAAAAATGAAAAAACAATCGACAGAGCAACTCTTGATGGATTCATTAGACAGCTTAGACTTCGATCCAATGGAAGAAATATCAAACCTCGTGATTATCAAGTTGACGCCGTGGATTATGCTATTAGAAACCATAGGGCCCTTCTTCTTAGTCCTACCGCTTCTGGTAAGTCACTTATAATCTATATTTTGGTAAGATATTATATGTTGCTTTTAGAAAAAGAAGCAACAGATAAAATTCTTATTCTTGTTCCTACAACATCTCTAGTTGAACAGATGTATTCTGACTTTATCGACTATGGATGGCAAGAAGAATATATGCAGAAGATATACAGTGGACATGATAAGAATGTAACCAAACGTGTTGTCATTTCTACTTGGCAGTCTATCTACAAGTTTCCAAAAAGTTACTTTGAACAATTTGGGTGTATTGTTGGTGATGAGGCTCATCTGTTTAAGGCAAAATCTCTTACAACTATTCTAACAAAACTACATCTATGTAAGTATCGCTTTGGTTTGACAGGAACACTAGATGGTATGCAAACTCATAGATTAGTTCTAGAAGGTCTCTTTGGATCACTAAATAAGGTTATCTCAACAAAAGAATTAATTGATGAGAAAACACTTGCTTCTTTTAAGATTAGAGCATTAGTATTGACATATCCAGAACATGAGTGTAAACTCGTAAAGGATATGAAATATCAAGATGAAATTGACTTTATTGTAACTCACCCTAAACGAAACGAATTCATTAAAGACTTGACTTTAGCCTTAAAAGGCAATACTTTAGTTCTTTTTCAATTTGTAGAAAAACATGGAAGTGTTCTTTACGATTTAATAAAAGCAAATACTGATAGAAAAGTATTTTATGTATATGGTGGAACAGACACCCAAACAAGAGAAGACATTCGTGCTATTACAGAAAAAGAAAAAGATGCAATTATTGTGGCATCATATGGCACGTTCTCTACTGGTATTAATATCCGTAATCTTCATAACATCGTGTTCAGTAGTCCAAATAAGTCCAGAGTTAGAACGCTGCAAAGTATTGGTCGTGGACTGCGTAGGAGTGAAACTAAAGATACCGCTACCCTCTTCGACATTGCAGACGACCTCACATACAAATCAAAACGCAATTTCACTATTAATCACTTTTTAGAAAGAATAAATATCTATAATGAGGAACAGTTTGATTATGAAATTAAAAGGATAAAAATGAAATGACTTCAGATAACAAATTTGTAATACTGAAACTTTCTAGTGGTGAAGAAGTGGTTTGTGGACTAATTCAAAAGAATGAAAGAAGTATAAGTGTTTCCACTCCACTGAAACTTATGACTATTCCTAGAAGAACTTCTGAAGGTATAGAAGAATCTCTTTCTTTATCTAGATGGATGCACTTCGCAGAAGGAAACTCCTTAGAAATCCAAGAGAATCAAATTCTGGCCTCAGCTCCAGCATCATATGGTTTGTCTAAATTTTATGAATATTGTATTTTTAAAATGAATAAACAAGATGAAGAATACAATCATCTTGCTAGTAGTGCTTACTCAGAGGAAAACTTTATGGATGACATGGAAGAAGACATTGATGAAGAAGAATTTGACTTTGATGACTATGATCATCCAACAAAGACATATCATTAGATCTATTCATTCTCAAACCCAGCATAGTAAATATACCCTCTTGTCAAGAGAAAGTCAATAGATTTTTATAATTATTTTTCTCTTGACATATATAACAAGATATAGTATGATGTATCAATAAGTTGCAAATAGACGCAACAATAAGTTGCAAATAGACGCAACAACATATGTGGAGTTATTATGACTAAAAAAACAAAAGGAGCGCATTATGTCAATAATGCACAGTTCCTAGAAGCAATGAAAGAGTGGAAAGATTCTTGCAAAGAAGCCGAGGAACTAGGTGAACCACAACCACCAGTATCCAACTACATCGGAGAGTGCTTCCTTAAAATTGCAAATCATCTATCCTACCGACCTAATTTTATCAATTACACCTATAGGGATGAAATGATTTCTGATGGAATTGAGAACTGTCTGCAATATGCACACAACTTCAATCCAGAAAAATCAAAGAATCCTTTTGCGTATTTTACACAAATTATCTACTACGCATTTATTCGTAGAATTCAAAAAGAGAAAAAACAACAACACGTTAAACACAAGATTATTGAAAATATGAACATAGAAGCATTTCTTACAGATAGTATGGATGATTCATCTGCTCAGAGTGCATATGTTGATTATTTACAGAAGAACTTTCTTCCTCAAGAAGCAGTGTATAAACCTAAGAAGAAGAAGGTTCAACCAAAAGGACTTGAAAAATTTTATGATGATGAAGGTGAAGATGTAAATGAAAATAGCGCTGATAACTGATACTCACTTTGGCGCCAGAAACGATAACTTAGCATTTAACGAATACTTCTACAAGTTTTGGGAAGACATCTTCTTTCCTTATCTTGATAAATCTGGTATTAAAACAGTTATCCATCTGGGCGATGTGATGGACAGACGTAAGTTTGTTTCTTATAAAATTGCAAAAGATTTTCGTGAAAGATTTGTTCTGCCATTTGTGCATAGGAATGTTAATCTTCATATGCTTGTGGGTAATCACGATACCTTTTACAAAAATACCAATGAGGTAAACTCACTCTACGAACTATTGGGTGGGCCTGGTGAAGAAAGATATCCAAACATTAAGTGTTATGATTCACCATGCACAGAAGAATTCGATGGTGTTGGTATTCATTTGATGCCTTGGATTTGTGCAGAAAACTATGCTAAATCTATGAGAAGTATTGAAATGACCTCTGCACAGATTTGTATGGGACATTTTGAAATCAATGGTTTTGAGATGCACGCTGGACATTTCTCAGAAAGTGGATATGATAAAGATTTTCTAAGAAAGTTTGACACTGTATTTTCTGGACACTTTCATAAGAAATCAGATGATGGACATATCTATTACCTAGGCAATACATATCAGATGACTTGGTCTGATAACGGTTGTCCAAAAGGTTTCCATATCTTTGACACAGAGACTAGAGAACTAGAAAGAATTATCAACCCATACACAATCTTTGAAAAGGTTTATTATGATGATTCGACAACAAATTATTCTGATTTTGATGTCTTGACATTAAAGGAAAAGTTTGTTAAAATAGTGGTAGTCAATAAAAAAGACTTCTATCAGTTTGATAGATTTGTAGATAAAGTTCTTTCAGAATCTGGAGCTCACGAGGTGAAGATTGTAGAGGACTTTAGTGAACTTGATGCAGAGAATGTTGATGATGCAATCATTGAGAATGCAGAAGATAACATGACTTTGATTGAGCGTTACATTGATGAACTTGATGTTGACTTAGATAAAAAACGATTAACTAATATGATGAAATCGTTATATGTAGAAGCGAGTGATTTAGAACTGTGATTACTTTTAAGTATGTGCGTTGGAAGAACTTTCTTTCGACAGGGAATAACTTTACAGAAATACAGTTGGATAGAAGTCCAACTACTTTGATCATTGGCGAAAACGGAGCAGGAAAATCAACCATTCTTGATGCTCTCTGTTTTGGTCTATTTAATAAACCCTTTCGTAATATTTCAA